CAGATGGAAAAATTTACGTTTTGGATTGCGTCAATATGACCGAGCCATCACCACAAAAGATTCAAGACCTGATTGAAGAATGGGTCGTTAAGTATAAGCCTCAAGAACTGCGTATCGAAATCAACGCACATCAGAAGGCTTACGCATTAGATGACAACTTGAGAAACTATCTAGCCTCTCACGGTTGTCAACTCAATTCACATTTTACTGGTAAGAACAAGTGGGACACATCTTTTGGTGTAGCGTCAATGGCAATGCTATTTGGCAATACACGAGATGGAAGATTCCAAGATAACAACTTGATTGAACTACCAAGCAATGAAGGCTCTGAAGGTCTTAAGACGCTAGTTCAAGAATTGATTACTTGGAAACCTGATACAAGAAACCCTACAGACTGCGTTATGGCACTGTGGTTTGCAGTCATTCGCATCCGCGAAATTATGCAGCAGTCCACACGGATTGGTTCTTACACTAATAATCGCTGGGCAACAAGAGCACAGAGGGCACAAAGAGGCTCTATCAATTTAGATGAAGCAATCGCTGACCAGTGGTCGCAACAATACGGATAGGATAACAATGGCATTATCAATGAAACAGGTGTTTGCGAGAGTTGAATCTCTTCGCCACCTCAACGGAGAACGCGACCAGCGTAACCTTGACGTACTTTCAGTTCGACGTGGAAAGATTGCAGATGTTTACCCTGATTTTTTTCCAGAAGGCGTATCTGCAAACGTAGTTGCTAACTTCATTGACATTGTAGCCCGTGACCTTTCAGAGGTTATGGCACCACTTCCTGCAGTTAACTGTTCTGCAGCAAACGCGGTTAATGACCGTGCACGTTCTTTTGCTGATAAGCGTACGCGCATCGCATCGAACTACTTCCAGCACTCAGACCTTGCTGTACAAATGTATCAAGGTGCTGACTGGTACATCACATATGGTTTCCTCCCATTCGTAATTGAATTGGATGAAGACGCAAAACTGCCTCGTATCCGCATAGAAAACCCAGTGGGTGCTTACCCAGAGTTTGACCGCTATGGACGTTGTGTGGCATTTGCAAAACGGTATGCAATGACGTTAGGCGAACTCGTATCTCAGTTCCCTGATTATGAATCCCAGTTACTCGGACGACGAGGATATGACCAGGATTTAACTTCTCAGGTTGAGTTAATTCGCTACTACGACAAAGACCAATCAATCATCTATATACCAAGCAAAGCAGATTTAGTTTTATCTGTTGCAGAAAATCCTCTTGGTAAGATGAATATTATTGTTGCACGTAAACCATCTATTGATGGTGAACTACGTGGACAGTTTGATGACATCCTTGGTATTCAATTGCTACGCAATCGCTTTGCATTACTTGCGATGGAAGCAGCAGAGAAATCTGTACAAGCACCAATCGTACTTCCTTCGGATGTACAGGAGTTGCAACTTGGTGGAGATGCGGTTATCCGTACAAACAATCCAGCAGGTGTACGCCGTGTGGAACTTTCATTACCACAAGGTGCCTTCCAAGAATCTTCACTACTTAATGCTGAACTAAGAGTTGGTGCACGTTACCCTGAAGGACGAACGGGAAATGTAAGTGCATCTGTAGTTACGGGACAAGGTGTACAGGCTCTTATGGGAGCCTTCGATACACAAGTTAAATCTGCTCAAGCAATATTTGCAGCAGCACTTCGTGATGTAATCACAGTATGTTTTGAAGTTGACGAAGTTATCTTCCCACAAGAGAAGACAATTCGTGGAGTAGATTCGGGTTCACCTTATGAAATTACGTACAAGCCAGCGAAAGACATTAAGAAAGACTATTCTGCTGACGTTCGCTACGGTATGCTTGCTGGTCTTAATCCAGCACAAGGTCTTATCTTTATGCTTCAGGCTCTTGGAGGAGGATTAATCTCCAAAGATATGGCGATGCGTGAACTTCCATTCACCGTAAACGTCACACAAGAACTCGAAAAGATTGAAATTGAGAATATGCGTACAGCACTTCTCGGTTCATTAACTGCAATGACCCAAGCGATTCCGCAAATGGCTTCTACAGGTGGGGACCCATCGGAACTCGTAAACAAAATTGCTGCGGTTATCAAGGCTCGTCAAAAAGGTATATCCCTAGAGGACGCTATTGAAGCCACGTTTGCTCCGCAGCAACCAGTTCCTCCTGTTGGGGAAGCACCTATGGTTGAGCAACCGTCCCCTGCTCCCGCCGCTTCTTCAGCAGGAGGCTCTCTTCCTCTAGGAATGATGGGTGGAGCACCAGAAGAACAAGCACAACCAAGTATTCAAAGTCTTCTTTCATCACTTAGTGGTGCAACAGGAGCAGGAAATGCTTCAGTGAGAACAACTACACGTAGATAAAAAAGTAGGGGACAATGACAACAATCGTAGGCGTACAAACCGCAGATGGTTGCATAATAGCAAGTGACTCACGTGTTGTTGAGGGTGGAAAAGTTTATACACACCCTAATATGGTTAAAGCAGTACAGCGTGCTAGTTATATTATTGCTGGCGCAGGAGATTATCGGGCATTACAAGTTATGTTACACGGATGGCAACCACCGATTGTAAGTGCCAAAGCAAAAGAAAATCTTTATGAATTTGTAATTAACAAAGTAGCACCATCGCTGAAGGCAACATTAACTGAGGCTGGTGTTGATTTTAATAAATCATCAGATGGTGATGATAAATTTGAATTGCAAATTATTATGGGCATCAATGGAACTTTATTTGAACTTGATAGCGACTTTGCAGTAGCAATGAATGACACAGGATTTTATGCAATTGGCTCAGGTGGAGATTATGCACTAGGTGCGTTACACGCTGGAGCGGCAGTATTAGATGCAATGAGAATTGCAGCAGTTAATAACAATGGAACATCTGCTCCATTTTATATTCTTGAACAAGAAACTAAGTAGGAGGAATAATGGCAGGCAATGAAAACAGTGGCGGTATGCGCCCAACTGCGCCTCAAAATAATCCTGCAAACGTCAATGGTATGGGCGGCAACGGACAATCAGGACGTGACTACACAGGTTTTGCATATGGACAGAATCAAGCATTAGCAGAGCAGCAGTCTGGTGCGCCTATGGCGAAAGCACCATCACTAACTGGAACAACAGCATCACCTATTTCAATGGCAAGCAACCTTCCGCAAGCGACATTAATTACTGCTCCGACAGAACGACCTGACGAGCCAGTAACTACAGGAATCGCTATGGGACCAGGAGCAGGACCAGAAGCACTCACACTTCCTGGAGCAGGTGACACGAGTGAAGATAAGCAGCGTTTGCTTTCCTATCTTCCAGCACTCGAAGTCGCAGCACAAAGCCCTAACTCCTCGCAAGCCTTCCGCAATTATGTGAGAGTGTTAAGGGCTACTCTTTAATGAGCGATAGAGAAAACGCGCAAAAGGTTTACTCAGATAAAATGAAGTCGGCAAACCCTTCAGCATTTGACACCATTGGTGCATTCAATAATTATTACAATGCTGATAAGAAGCCACAGTCACTTGCTCTTCCTTTGGATATGGGCAAATCTGTACCAGCAATTACTCGTGCAGATGCAATTGCATCTTACAATGCAAAGACCCCTGTGGCACCTAAGGCTCCAGACCAACCTGGATTCTGGGGCAAGATATTTGCAGGTATGGAACTTGCTTACAACTTTTCAGCACAGGCTGTTGCATTTGGTTTAACTAGCCAAGAGAAAAATAACCCAATCTATAACAATGGTTTTAGCCTTGATGGAGTCAAAAAGGCTTGGGATGCATCACGCAACATTTCTCCTGGACAAGCATTTATGACACAAGTTGGCAAGCCAATAAATATGTTTAATGATGCATTCTCTGATGTAGCAAGTTTTGCTTCAGGCGGTGCAATTAATACTGACAAGTTTGTACAAGACCACATCTTGTTTGCAGCCAATGACTTTGATATTTTTGATAAGAACCAACGCAAAAAAGCATTTAGTGACCAAGCAACTGGACGCATATCATCTTGGACTACAGATGTAGTTGCTCGCTTTGTAATTGACCCAACTATTGTT